TTCGTTCCGGAAGCATAACTCAAAATATTACCATGTCCAGTTAAAAAGTATATTGTCTGGTCTACATCATCACTTGTATTGTAAAGTTGTTGATGCATGTAAATGTACTCTCCTGTGAGTCGTTCAATAGGTTGTCCCCCTATAAGAAGGTCTGCATGCTCGATTAGATGAGTTATAACAGACGGACACCATATATTATCATTTGGAACACCATCACTTTCAGGTGTTGGGTCTTTGAGAGTTATCTTCAACGTAAGGTTCTTAACCAAATCACCTTTATCCCCAGGTACTCTACATGTAATGGTATTACCGAAATCTATATCTCCATCAAATTGACTCTCAACATAATCAAAAGCAAATTTTGAATGTCTTTTGAAGTTTGTTAAAAAGTATGAAAACTGTGGTTCACCTGTGAGCCATTCATCTTGGACCCCAGTGGCAGCAAGTCTCAGACGACCAGCCATTCCTACTGTATATGAGTAAAATTTTGTTAAATAAAACGAGACAGTACAATAGAATGAATCTTCAATTGAGGAAATTCAAACCCGAGACGATCACAGATGACAGGGTGTGTGTTTTCATAGGTAAGCGTAACACTGGTAAATCAACACTGGTGAAAGATATCATGTATCATAAGAAACACCTCCCAGCGGGTATTGTACTCTCAGGAACAGAAGAGGGTAATCATTTTTACTCCGAGTTTATCCCTGACTTGTTTGTCTATGGCGACTATGACAGAGATGCTATAGAAAGGGTTATGGCTCGACAACGTAAATTAGTGGGTGCGGGTAAGAAAAATTGTGGAGCCTTCATGCTTCTGGATGACTGTATGTATGACTCAAAGTTTCTAAAAGACACATGTATCAGACAGTGTTTTATGAACGGTCGTCATTGGAAGATCTTCTTTATGTTGACAATGCAATATGTGATGGACTTACCACCAGCACTACGAGCCAATGTGGATTACGTGTTTATCCTCAGGGAGAACATCATTCAAAATAGAGAGAAACTTTACAAATCCTTTTTTGGTATATTCCCCTCATTTGACATGTTCTGTAAGGTGATGGATGCCTGTACAGAGAACTATGAATGTCTCGTGTTAGATAATACGGTAAAATCTAACAAGATTCAGGATTGTGTATTTTGGTACAAAGCAACGGTTAGGAAGGGTTTCAGGGTTGGTGGTCCAGATTTATGGAGATTACACCAGAAGATGTACAATCCCAAACATCAGCAGCAGAAGGAGGATGATGCTAAGAAGGCGACTAAGAAAACAAGCCTCAAGATCACAAAGACTAAGTAGGTGCGTCTCGATAATTGTTCAAAAAACTATGGGTATATTAAATGGCTTCAGATCGAATGACTACCATGAATTTGGCAGACGACGGGGAAGGAATGGTACCTATAACGGATAAACCCTCTACATCCTTTGTTCCTAATCAAGCGTACAATCAACCCGAAAAAAATGTGAGTCAAAGTAAAGAGACGATGGATTCTACACCAATTAATGATATTATGATGGAGCCACCCCAGATGACCGAGGAGCCGCGCATGCAGGGTGTGATGTCCCAGATGACCGCTCCCCAACCCCAGGGAATGCACACACAACAGGCTGAGAAGCCAGAAAGCAAGAATCCCCTAAACCTCACCGACGAGCAGATGGCTGCTGCCCTAGTTGCTGCCTGCACCGCTCTTGCCGTGAGCAAGCCTATTCAGGACAAGTTGGCGACTTCTATCCCCAAGTTCCTTAACGAACAAGGGGGTAGGAGTATGGTTGGCCTTGCCACGACAGGTGTCGTAGCTGGTATAGCTTTTTACATTGTAAAGGACTATGTCATTAAGCCCTAAACAGGTCGTTCCCAACCCATATTACTATAAATCGAGTTATCAATACCCGAATAATACGTTGCGAGTACACCAAAAGTGAATGTCCCCGCTAACAAGGCGCTCAATTTAAGCTTCTCGTTAGTGTCAACTGTATGGTTAGTAATAGCATCCTTAGTCTCTTTAGAAATTTGGTTGATAAAGAAAGTAGCAACTAACGCAATGAATGTAGACGATAAGAAGAATATCCTGTCTACAGCGAGTCGAGGAATATTACCAATCGCAAAACGCATGATATTTGGTAACATGACTGTCATCCAAATAAGATTGAAGTAATAGTTCTTAGATATGAGGGGTACTAGGGTAGTACCATATAATACTAACCAGTACATGATAGCTGTGAGTAAAATGTTCACTGGTGTCTTCATTTAAACTAGAGTAAGATTATTTATCCTGAATATGCTGACCACAAAATTCTGTTCTTTCTGGTATTTGTTTGTAAATGCCTATATGTACGCATATATCTCGAAGTTCAACGTAATTTTTCCAGAACTCCGGTGAATGAGAATATTCCTCAACTGTTGAATGAGCCAACTCATGTAAAAGTACATGAAAAATCTCATTTGCTTCTCCATCCAAACATAAAACTATTACACCCCCCTTGTTCGTATTAGACCCGACAGAACCTTTCATTTTCTTCAAACCGACTATAGGTGAACCATGAACAAGCATTTTAAACTTTTCATTTCCTGTGTCCCGAATGTGCTCTCTAAGAATACGATACTTCTCCTTTACTTCGACAAGCTCCTGGGGTTCTTTAGTCGTGTAAAGAATAACTAAATTGATTAACAATAATATAATCAAAGCTATCATCTCTTATATACAAAGATAAATTTACTATACAACTCTGAGATGGGATTTCCGGTGAGACCCTCCCAAAGTTCTAAACTAAATCCCAATTCTTCTAAATGTGTGATCAACAAGTCTTTGAAAGCCACAGGCTCTGATTTTGGTCCATCCGCATAATAAGGTGTGTCGACTAGGTTTACAAATAATTTTTCACCAAAACCACCATTTCCATGGTCTTTTAGTTTGAAAAAATTACCAGTTTCATCAATGAGTGGTGTTTTAAAAATAATTTTTTCAGAGTCTGGAATGATACCTATAAGAAGTCCACCAGGTTTTACCCTCTTTTTTATTTCACGAATAGAACTGAAAAATAAACCTTTACTGGCAAAAATATAATGCAGTGAAAAGTTAAAACACACGATATTAAACGCTCTGTTTGGACAGTTATGAATATCACCCTCATAAAAGTTTACGCGCATATGCATATTTTTTGCACGTGAACGAGCCTCTTCTAGGGCTGATGGCTCTGGGTCACACATGTTAATATTCACCCCACACTTGTGCCATTTTTGAAGATCTCCACCGAAACCACACCCTACATCAAGAATGTGTTCACCTTCTTTTGAAACGGACTGGATAAGATTTCTTTTAGCATCATTGTGATTTTTACGAATTACTTCCATTTCATATTATGGAATAATAAGGTTTATTTCTTTAGGTTTGATCGCTTCACTAAGGTGCCAATTAAACAAATAGTAGTAAACAAAACCAGACCCTTTCATAAATTTATGTTTTTCGAGTGTTTTCACTTCTACACCAGCTTCAGCGCTATTGAAGACATGATACCCTAAATTTTTAGCGATAAGAAAGGCGTCATTGTAAACATCTCCAACCATTAAATATCTATAAACCTGTCTAACTGTACCAGAATTATCTGATCGTTCATAAGGAATTTCGTAAAACGAAATGAAATCGTCACTTGTGTCATTTACGTAAGAATGTATAGGTAATAATGTTCGTTTCACATATTGTTCATCAAATATAGGGGTAATTTTAAAATTTTTAGAATATTCTTGTAGAAGTTGAGTTACTTTAGGTATATCATCTAATGTCATTTTTCGCCATAAATGTTTACATGGTCCACGAATTTCATAAAATTTTTCACGGATACGATTTGTCTGATGAAACCCAATTTTTACCAAGTGTTGTACATCTAAAAATCTATGCCAGTAACATGATTTAGTTATAGGTGTTGGTATTTTAGTTTGTGCAGTATAAATAGCTTGCCAAATATCTTTCTTATTTGCTCGTCTTTTAATTTCTGTTATTAAAAGCGGTGCAAGTCCAAAAGTTCTATATGATGGGTGTACACATAAATAGTCTATCTGTGTCATCTTGATATCTTCATTTTCGATTCGTGAATTTACAGGCATACTCGTAATATAGCCAACAAGTTGATTTGTATCTTTTTTACGAATGGCTATACTATCATTTATTGACCATTTAAGAACGTCTTTTGTATAACATAATTTGAATCTACCATTTTCAACATAATACTCTCTTAAAAACTCATATGCTTCTTTAATACCACAGGATGACCACACGAAACTATCTGGAAGTTTTGTAGTCTTTTTTGATACGTCGCGTTCAGTATCTATTTCACCGGGTGTAGTCCCTTCACGAGACACAGGTTGTTTATCCCAGTAGTCGTGCATTTACATAGATAGTAGCTTAAAGTTTTAAGCCATCACATAAATATAATGTCTCTCGAATCAGATTACACCACTGTACCTGGTCAGGCTTTCGCGTGCCTCTCCATTATTGGACCTGAAGCTCCACAAAGAAATGATAAGTTTGGTATTAAGATCCGTGGTGCGTTTGCTACCCGCGACGAGGCAGCTAATCACGCTAAGCGTCTTCAGAAAGAGGATCCTACGTTTGATATTTACGTCGTAGATCTCTATAAATGGCTACTGATCCCCCCTGACTCTTCTAAGATTGAAGACGTTCATTATACAAATGAGAAGCTTGAGGAAATCATGTCTGGATATAAGGAGAATCAGTCTCAAGCTGCCCGTATGTTCCAGGAACGTAAGCAGGGTATGATGGATAATGGAGGGAAATTTCTACCCGGTGATGAAAATTCTCAGTTTTACAACAAGCCCGATGAG